AGCGGATGTTCCAAGTGGCCGATTGGTACGACGATGCAATGGTCCAACTATACCCCAAAATTGGGGAGTGTCGAAAAGATTCCCGCCTTTGATGCCGACAACCGCATCGGCAAGCAGTTGTTCTACTACCGAGTGTATGCTGCAGGCGTGAAGTCCTATCCCCTCCCCGAATACATGGGAGGCTTGGCGTGGATTGAAGCGGATGTCCAAGTGGCCAACTTCCACAACAACAACCTCCGCAACAACTTTTGGGGCGGGTACTTGATAAACTTCAACAACGGCATCCCAACGCCTGAAGAACAGGGCGACATTGAAAGGCAGATTAAACGCAAGTTTTCGGGGACCGATAATGCGGGTCGCTTTGTTGTGACCTTCAACGATGATGTGAGCAAGGCTCCCACTTTGGAACCGCTCACTCCATCGGACATGGACAAGCAGTTTGAAATCCTCAACAAGGCCATCCAATCGGAAATCTTTATCAGTCACAGGGTCGTGAACCCGATGCTATTCGGCGTGAAGACCGAGGGCCAACTGGGAGGACGGCAGGAACTGGTGGAGGCTTACGAACTATTCAAGGCTACCTATGTGAACGACCGAGTGCGGAAGGTGGAGCGGATGATGAATTACTTGGGGTCGTTCAATGGCGTGGAGGGTATGGAGCTTATTCCCGTGGAACCCATCACCGAGCGACTATCCGAGCAAGCCTTGCTGACTATCATGACCCCCGAAGAACTCCGTGAGAAAGCGGGCCTCCCTGCGTTGGAAAAGCAACCCGCCGATGTGGTGGGTCCGAATCCCCAACCCGACGAGGTTCCCCAAACGCCCATGGTCATGGGCAACGACAACATCAAGAAATTGTCGGGCCGTGAGTACCAAAACCTCATGCGAATCGTCCGCCATTACGCCCAAGAAAAAATCACCTTGGAGATGGCCCGCACGATGCTCTCCGCTGGTTTCGGCTTGACCCCCGAAGAAGTGAACACCCTCCTTGGCGTGCAGGAGCAAGCCTTTAGCGAACCCCAATGGGGCGAAGAAGACACCGAGGACTACGGATGGGGGGACGAGGAGTTTAAGGTCTTAGAGGTGGTCGCAAGCAAGTTTGGGAGCAGCGCAGACGACTATGTTGTCATGCACAGTAAGCCAATGCGGTTTGACACCGACTTAGACGACCAGGTCCGTCAAGCCTTCGCTGAACTTGGCGAGGAGGAGAAAGAACTGGATGCGCAAATCGTGGCATATAGGAAGAAGAACCGTGACGCAAGCGTGGAAGAAATGGCCAAGGAGTTCGGGGTCAGCAAGGCGAAGGTCGCCAAGCGGGTCGCTTACTTGATTACCAAAGACCGTTACCCCATCGCAAGGGCCGTGGACCAAATCTCCAAGGAAGGTGCCAAGCCAACGGATGAACCCGTGCTGGAAGTGAGGTACAAATACGCTTGGGCCGCAGGATTCAGCAACAAGGACAAGAGGACCAGCCGTGAGTTCTGCAAGGTTATGCTGGACCTCGCTGACCAAGGCAAGGTCTACACCCGTGACGACATCAATGGCATCAGCAACATCATGGGTTACTCCGTGTGGAATCGCAGAGGCGGGTGGTATCACACCGCCAGCGGAGTGAATCGCCCCCAATGCCGCCATGTATGGGAGCAGCAGTTGGTCATCCGTAAGGGCAATAAAATCACGAAAGCATGAAGGCACTATTCATAAGCGAGCAGACGCTCTTGGACAACTCCGTAATCAACGAGAATGTGTCGTTTACCCAAATACGGCCCACCATCGTGAAGGTGCAAGAGATGCGGATTCAGCCGATAGTCGGTTCGGCCTTGTATAGCGAAATGGTGACGCAAGTGGTGAGCGGTACAACAACTGCCTTGAACACCACGCTATTGGAGGACTACATCCAGCCCGCCATGGTGCAATGGCTCTACTACGAGTTACCCATGGTGCTTGCGTTCAAGTACATGAACAAGGGCATGGTCCGCAGAACCAGCGAGGAATCGTCGCAGATGAGCATGGACGAGATTACCCGCTTGACGGACAAGGTCAAGAACGATGCGGAGTGGTATTCCGAAAGGATTACCCGCTACTTGATGGAGCAGAAGGCCAACTACCCGCTATTCAACTCACCACCATCGGCTTTGGACACCATCTACCCGAACGGCACGAACTACAACACGGGGATGGCTCTTGACGCAAGAACCCTGCGCCGTGGTGCTGGCTTGGATAGACCTTGGCCGTACGGTTATGACCCTTACTGCTCCAACTGCTGAAATCAATGGGCGCACATTCTAAAAACATTTTGAAACTACAAGCCTATGTCTTGGATACGAATCAAGCAAGCACTCCTTGCACTTGCAAATGCTCACCCGCAAGTAAACTCCTTCGGGACGGGCGACCCGCTTGCAATCGGGACCGACAACACGATAAACTTACGAACCCCAAGCCGTGAGCGAATCGTCTATCCGTTGGTATTTGCGGATGTGCAGTCAGCGAGTACGGACTTGGGCAGTTTGGCTCTTACTGTGGGTGTATATTTCTCTGACCGTGTTGAATCCATTGCCACGATGGGCGGCGTGGTTTCGGGCAGTCCAACGCTGGGCTGGCAGGATAACGAGGACGAGGTTTTGAGCGACCAACTGCAAATCGCTCAGGACTTCATTTCAGCCCTTACAAACGACCCGACGCAAGAGTGGACGCTAAGTACCTCCGTGTCGCTTACACGCTTCGTAGAGAGCCGTGACGACCGTACGGCGGGGTGGGTGGCAACGCTACAGTTCCAAATCCCATACAGCCACAGCGTTTGTGAAATTCCTTCGTAAAATACATTTACAGTAAACAACCCAAGCAATGCCAACTCCAATTCTTCAACAAATGCTCGGACAGGGCGGGTCAATGCAGTTCATTGACGCAGCCGTATCGGGTGCAAACTTTGACTTCATCGTTGTCAACGCCGCCGCAACCTTTACGACCCTCACGGGTTCGGGAGGCGAAGACCTGCTGACCGCCTATGCAATGTCGGGAAAATCCGTGTCCGCTGGAATAGTTATTTCGGGCCGCAACGGCGGGAAGATTACGGAGGTCACTCCATCGGTGGGTTCGGTAATCGGTTACACCTTCCTGTAATGTTCATCGGCTACGGATACGGCTATCCCCGCTCGCTCATCCTCGGCGGTTCGGGCAACCCTTACTGGGCCGCCTACAATACCCGTGCGTCTGCTGACGGCGCAACCGCTGCCGAAACCGCAAGCAACGATTGCCTGCAAGCCCGATTCATTGCCACCTTCCAAGATTACAATTTCTTCGTGTGGACGGACACGGTTTGGGCGGTGTTCAACACCCGCTGCGATGCCGATTCAGCCACCGCCAAAGAAACCCTTTTTGAAAACTGCCTCCAAGTTCGCACCTATAATTTAGACTAATGCCCGCAGCACCCTCCTTACTCATTGTCCCCTATCGTTCCAAGACGGGGAAACTATACTCCCAAATCCCCACCAGCGGGGCGGGGGACGTTCACCGTTACCCGCAACACCGAGGCACGGCGGTTCACATCTGCGGGGTTGGATTGAATCCGTAGCGTCAGGAATCCCCCGCNTTGGACTACTACACCAGCGGTGGAACGGCAGGGTGTCCTGCGTTGCTCGTGGAGCCTGCGGCGACGAACTTGGCCCTGCATTCCCGTGACCTTACCAACGCCGTTTGGTCGGGGACAAATTTAACCACCGCAAAGAATGCGGTCGGTGCTGATGGCGTTGCATCGGGGGCAACAAGGCTAACCGCTACGGCGGCAAGTGGAACGGTTCTCCAAGCCCTTTCCCACGCATCGCAGAGCCGTGTGTTTTCGGCCTATGTTCGCCGTGTTACGGGGACGGGTGCGATTCAAATGACAACCAACGGAGGAACGAATTGGGACACCGTTACAATTTCCTCGCTATACACCCAAGTCGCTTGTGCCGCTCAAACGGTTGCAAGTGGAACGGTTGGATTCCGCATGGCGGTCAGCGGCGATGTTATTGAGGTGGACTTTACCCAAGGGGAGGTCGGGCCTGTTGCTACATCACCCATCCCCACCNCCGCNGNAANNGGAAGCCGAAGCGCAGATGTCATCTCCGTGAGCGGAGCGGTCAGCGGGTCCATCGGGCAGACGGAGGGGACGATTTATGCGGAGGTGGATATTGCTACGAAAACGGCAGGTATAAACGCGAATCAATTAATAGATATTTCATCTGATGCCGACACAAGGATTTTTTTTCGCAGACAAGATGGGTCAACTTTATTTCAAGTAAGGCTTCGTGTCGGAGGCATTAATGTCGTGGACAAGCAGTTAATTAACATTCCAGCAGGGGTCGCAAAAATTGCTTTAGGATATAAGTCGGGTGATAATGCGATTTATGTAAACGGAACAAATGTGCTAACAGGTGCTGGTTTGACGAATACTTTTACGATTGTCAATCAATTTAACAAAGTGGATTTAGGCCATCTATCAGGCTCCGCTAATAGCCAATTCAACGACCGCATCCGTGCCGCCGCCCTCTACACCACCCGCCTCACCGATGCCGAACTCGCAATCGCTGACCACCCCCTAAGATGGCCACCTTCCGCAAGTTCGCCTTCCCCGACGGGGCCACCGCTGACAAGGCATTGCAAGGACTGCAACCGCTGGACTTCGCCGTGCAGGTAGGGGAGATTGACAAGGCCGTCTGCGTGGACATACTATTCCACGACACCTGCCCCGAACGCCTTGGCCGCATTCGTGGTATGGCCCGCCCCCGTTGGAGTGCATTCGTTCAGCGGTTGGGAAGAACAATACGCCTCCGACCACAAAGAATTTGCAACACCTTCCAAATAATAACATTTCCCCTTATGCGCCTATTTCGCCGCCGCCAAGACAACCCCGACCAACCAAAACTCCCACTTATGAAATCAGCCGTCATCGCTCTGCTCCGTCACTTGCTAACCTTCATCGGCGGCACACTCGTCGCCAAAGGTATCATTGACACCGCAACCCTCACCGAAATCATCGGCTCGGTATTGACCTTATTGTCAGTAGGTTGGATGGCTTTGGATAAATCAAAGGGCGAACCCAACAAGTAGTGAA